ACTTGACAGTGTCTGATCGTGGCATACGTAAAGTTAAAATCGATATTGATGACTATCTAAAGAATCAGCTTCTTGTAAGAAACTTTTCTACTGAAGAAGTTAGATCTAAAATGAGAGAACAAACAAATAGAGACTTTAGTGAGTTTACAGCATATCAAGTTGCATCTGGTGTAATGAATGCTAATTACGCTAATGCAGTGCCAAGAGAATATGGTAGAATCGCAGTAACATCAACATCTCAATCGCAGCGTGGTGTGAATCCATTAGGCCAAGTGAGCGGAGTTGCAAAGGTACAAAAATTTAAAACAGGTGAACGTAAAGTCAAATGGAATATCGTACCTGAACTTAAATTTAAAAACAATATTCTTGGTACAATTACAACAAATACTATTATTAATCACGATACATCGATGGGTAAATTTATTGGTACTGATGATCATGGTAGATTTAATGCACTAATTATGGATAATTCTGCTAAACAGCAAATCGCAAAGAACTATTTTGTTATGTCTGAGTTAATGAAGACAGTATCAAATAGTAATCATACACCTACAGAATTTGAAAACTATTCGTTAAAGGTTGTTGAAGGATACTATAGTCCAGAGACATATGGCATCGGTCCGCCCGGTAAATTACAAGCAGAAAAGCTTACGTCTAATGGTATTTTAGATTTAAGAAGAAAAGGTCGAGCTTTAATATTTGAGTTACACGATCAGACCGGTAATATAGATTTAAATGCAACATTTGATCTAGCGCAAGCATGGAGCGAAGTAGGGTATTTCGATAAGCTCACACTTGACTATGACTCATATGATCCATTCGGTGATTTAAATGCACAGATAATAGTAGAGATACCAAATATAACTTCTTTCACTGATATTAGATTCAAACGTGATGTACAGACACTCTATAATAATAACGTACAATCTAATGATGCATTAGTCGAAATAAAGTTATAAATAGATGAAAAAGGTATAACATGGCACGACAACTATCGATAGAAGACGGAAACTTAGCTAGCTCGGTGCTTACATCGAGAATAAAAAAGTATTCTGACATAGACTTGTTGTTTGATAAAAAACCTAGTGGAGATATCTACAAGAAACAAGAAGCGGCTGCAGTAAAGCAAGCTGTAAAAAATATAGTTTCTACGAATCGATACGAAAAACCGTTCAACATGAATTTTGGTTCTAATATAACAGGTATGTTATTTGAACTTGCTCATTCGCATATGGATAGATCTATAGAACAAGATATAAGATCTACATTGCATAAGTATGAACCTCGTGCAAAGATCCTGGATATTAACATAGTTAGTAACCCTGATGCATATACGTTACGAGTTAGACTTACATTTAGAGTAATGACGACCGGAGAGATTATTGATTTAGAAACTACTATATCGAGGTTAAGATAAATGGTAACTACAATTAGATCGACTGACTTAGATTTTACAACGATTAAAAATAATCTAAAGTTATCGTTAAAAAATAATACAGAATTTGCAGACTATAACTATGAAGGTTCTGGTCTTTCTAATCTTCTTGATGTGTTAGCATATAATACACATTACAATGCATTAATTGCAAACATGGCATTAAATGAATCGTATTTAACTACAGCACAATTAAGATCATCTGTCGTTTCACTTGCCGAAGCTATTGGTTATATGCCGGCATCTAAGGCAGCGTCTTCTGCTACAGTTAACCTATCGGTCAATACAGGTAATCTTGCAGGTCGGCCTTCTGTTTTAACATTACCTCGAGGAACACAATTTAATACAACGGTTGATGATATAGCATATACATTTGAGACAATCGGTACTATAAGTGCTACTGATGATGGTTTTGGCTTATATACGTTTAAAGATAATTTAGATTTAGCAGACATTACAATTAAAGAAGGTGCGAACATTCGTAAGACTTTTATTGTAAGCGAAAATTCTATTGACACTACATACGTTATGCCTGATAAAAATATCGATACTACTACAGCATTTGTAAGCGTATATGATGATCTAACTACTACAACATTTGCTACATATACTGATTTAAAAGAAGCAGATACAATCGATGATCAGTCTAAAGTTTATATCTTACGCGAAACACCTAATGGTTTCTATGAATTATCTTTTGGTGATGGCTATACGCTAGGTAAAGCGCCAGCTGCAGGTAATAAAATAGTAGTAGAATATCTTTCTACAAATGGTCCAATTGCAAATGGAGCGACATCATTTACGCCATTAGCACAAGTGAATGTTGTTACAGCTGCTGGTACTAATTCTTTTAATCTTGCAACTACTACTGTAACTAAATCAGTTTCTGGATCTGATGCTGAAACATTAGAATCTATTCGTAAAAATGCACCATTCTCTTATGCATCTCAAAACCGTATGGTCACGTCCGTAGATTATGCCACACTTGTAAAACGTAACTTTGGTTACCTTATAAAAGATATTCAGGCATATGGCGGTGAAGATGCTGTACGAAAAGAATACGGTGTAGTTTTTATGTCAATCGTATTTAAAGATGATGTAACTCAAGCAACCATAGATAAAACAAAGGGTGATATTCTTGCATTAGGAAAGCAGTTACAGGTTATTACGTTTGATATTAAGTTCCAAGATCCTGATATTACGTTCCTTGAAACAGAAGTACATTTTCAATTTAATCCTAAGTTTACATCTTCTTCTGTTCAAGAGATTCAGAATAGGGTTGACGATGTAGTTACAAATTATTTTACTAATAATACAGGATTATTTGACCAGTCGTTTAGACGATCAAATCTCTTAGCCTTAGTAGATGATGTAGATGCATCAGTTTTATCTTCACGAGCAGATCTTAAATTACAAAAAAGATTTATACCATTTATTGGTACAACCGAATCAGTCGAACTAAGATATGCATCACCTATTGCAGAGCCAGATGATCTAAAAATAGTATTACGATCTACACCATTCTTTTTAGATGGCAATAGAGTAGAAATAAGAAATAAAATTAATACTACGAAACTACAATTACATGCAATTGCATCAGATAGTGTTTATATAGACAATATCGGAGAATATGAACCAGCAACTGGTGTAATAAAATTAGTTGGTATCAGAGTAGATAGTATAGTAGGTGGTAATAATTTTATAAAAATATCTGCAGATGCAGCTAATCCATCTGTATCTTCACCTGGACAAAATCAAATTCTACAATTTGATGATGGTCCATCATTTGTACAAGCAACAGTAGTTACAACGAGCTAATATGTCATTAGATAAAACATTACGCGATATTAATCGACGGCCTATATCGGTTCAAGACAAGAAACAAGTATCTGGCGTTCTGCCTGAATACTTTCAGTCTGAGTATCCTAAGTTCGGTAGATTTCTTGAAGCTTATTATGATTATATGGATGGTGATAATTCACCTACAAAGCTTATAGATGAATTATTTTTAAACCGTGATATAACACAGGTAGATAGAACACTGTTATCTTTTATAGAAGATGAACTATTATTAGGTCAACAGTTCTTCGAAGGTTTTAAAAATAAGAGAGAAGCTGCTGATTATTCTAGTACACTATACAAATCAAAAGGTACTAAATACGGAATAGAACAATTCTTTAGAGTATTCTTTAATTCATTTGCAGAAGTAATTTATACAAAAGAAAATCAATTTATTGTTGGTAATGTACACGATTTAGATAAAGAGAAAGAAAATCATAATGCAGGTATTACGCCATATGCACCTGAGATTTTAATTTCTGCATCACGTATAGGACCTGATGACCAAAGATTTATAACTGATGATAAATTATATCAAAAGTATGCGTTACTTATCAAATCTACATTACCTATAGACACATGGAGAGACATATATAAGCTATTTGTTCACCCGGCGGGTATGTATGTTGCGGGTGAGGTTCAGATTATAAGTATTGCAGAACCAGATTATTTGATTATGCCTCCAGGAATTGCAGATTCAGCAGGTCCTACATTTACAGGTGTGGCAGATGTTGCGATATTTCAGTTTAACGCTACTAATCATATTGTACAACAAATTCTACCTACCCAACAAACCTTTACATTAGCTCCTATACAGTTAGGACAGATGCAAGGTGGTAATATGACTCTACAAGAATTTGATAATAACTTTGATAACTTAGCTGAAGGTAATAATGCAGGGTCACAAACATTTGATGAAGATAGTGTAATAGGTGATTCTTCTTATCCTAGAATGTCAAGTAATAATCAATTACTTCTTAATTTTAGTAACGACTTCTTCTAAAACTATTATAAATAGTGATAACTTTTAAAGAGAGAGAAAAT